CAAATCTTGAGCTTCAGATGGCAAAAAATGCCTATAAACAGGCATATGAGTCTGGTGATACAGATGCTATTGTTGAAGCTCAAAACAAGATGCAACAAGCGAATTTGCGCCTTTTGCAAGCGCAAAGCTTCAAAATGCCCCCTTTACAGGAGGAAAAATTTGAGGTACAAACGCAACAAGAGCAAGTTCAAGCTCCCCGTGCTGACAGAAAAGCGCAGGAATGGCAGGAACGAAATCCTTGGTTCGGACAAGACGAGGAAATGACAGCAGCAGCTCTTGGCCTTCATAGGAAACTAGAGAGGCAAGGTGTGGCAGTTGGCTCTGAAGCATACTACTCAACGTTAGACAAGACAATGCGTAGGCGGTTCCCAGAAAGTTTTGATGAACCAGTTGAAGAGAAAAGCGAAACTCGTACAAAACCGAGCACTGTTGTGGCCCCCGCGACTAGAAGCACCGCTTCGAAAGTGGTCAAAATGAAACAGAGTGAAATGGCAATAGCCAAGAAACTAGGTTTAACCCCACAACAATATGCTGATGCTAAACGTAACTTGGAGAATCAATAATGGCTGAGAACAGAGTACCCCGTGAATTAAGTAATAGAGAAAAAAGCGCCCGTCCCCAACAATGGAGGCCGCCTGAAACTCTTCCAGAGCCGATCAAGGAAGCTGGTTATGAATATCACTGGAAGCGGGTTTCGATTTTGAATGAGCCTGACCAGAGGAACATTTCTTCCTCATACAGAGAAGGTTGGGAGGCAGTCAGAATTGAAGAGCAGCCGCATATGAAATTGTTAGCTGATCCTGATGGACGTTATAAAGACAACATCTTGATTGGCGGATTGTTACTTTGCAAGCGTCCAGAGGAGATGGGGCAACAAGAAAAGGCATACTATGCCAATGTTACCCGTCAACAAACAGATGCAGTAGATAACAATCTTATGCGCCAGAGTGATCCTAGAATGCCGATCTTCAATGAGAGGAAGTCTACGACTACATTTGGCAGAGGTTCTGTCTAAAACTTTTGGAGTTCAAAATGGCTTATCCTGTCGTTTCAGCCGTGTACGGCTTAAAACCAGTAAGCTTAACTGGAGGTAGGGTGTTTGCGGGTTCTACTCGTATGGTTCCTATTTCTTCTGGTTATGGTTACAACTTTTTTAACGGTGACGTAGTTCAGCTCTCAGGTGGTACTCTTGCAGTAACTACTTTGGGTGCAGCAACTTCTGCTGTTAACGGTACTATTGGCGTGTTTGTTGGTTGTGAATACACCAACTCTTCAGGCCAAATCATTCGTTCACAATACTGGCCTGCCAGTACAGTGTCGAACTATGCAGTTGCTTACATCGTTGATGATCCTCAAGTTGTCTTCAAAGCAGCATTCCAAACTCAAAGCACTAGCTCAGTTAGCAACACACCTGGTACGGCAGTTGGTTATATCAGTGAAGCTTTCGTGGGTACAAATGCTCTCTTGATTACCAATGGTTCTAATGGTGGTTCTGCTTCTGGCAATACTACTACTGGTGACTCTGGTATGGGTTTGACTGGTACTTTCCTTGCTGGTGGTACAACTCAAGGTAATACTCGCACTACTGGCGGTGGCGCTTTCCGCATCATCCAAACAGTAACTGATACACAAGTTGTGGTTCAAGCAACTGGTTCATCATCGAGCTCTACCATTACGTTGTCATCTGCCAACTCTGCTATTCAACCTGGTATGCAAGTCATTTGTACTGCATCTGGAGCGACTAACAGTGCTCAAGGTAATTACAACTATGTAACTCAAGTAAGTGGTACGTCTGTCACTGTAGCTAACGCTATCGGTACAACAGCGTCTGGTTCGACATACAGTTTTGTCGGTTTCCCTGAAGCATTAGTACAATGGAACTTTGGTTACCATTCATACTTTAATGCTACTGGCGTTTAATTAAGGAGCTAACAAATGGCTATTTCACGCGCACAACTATTGAAAGAGCTGCTCCCAGGCTTGAACGCTTTGTTCGGTTTAGAGTATGCACGTTACGGTGAAGAACACAAAGAGATCTATGAAACAGAAACCTCTGAGCGTTCTTTTGAAGAAGAGACAAAACTGTCTGGTTTCTCTGCTGCACCAGTCAAGCCTGAAGGTACTGCCATCAGCTATGACAATGCACAAGAAGCATGGACTGCTCGCTACAACCACGAAACTATTGCCCTTGGCTTTAGCTTAACAGAAGAAGCTATCGAAGATAACCTCTACGATTCTTTGTCTGCTCGCTATACTAAAGGCTTGGCTCGTGCTATGGCATACACCAAACAGGTTAAAGCTGCTGCCGTTTTGAACAACGGTTTCAACTCTGCCTACGTTGGTGGTGATGGCGTGTCTCTGTTTAATACAGCTCACCCATTGGTGTCTGGTGGTACTAACGCTAACACTCCTTCTACTCCTGCTGACTTGAATGAAACCGCATTGGAAAATGCAGTTATTCAAATCGCTGCATGGACAGATGAGCGTGGCTTATTGATCGCTGCCCGTCCCCAGAAGTTGATTGTTCCTCCTGCTCTCCAGTTCGTTGCAACTCGTTTGCTCGATACTGAATTGCGTGTTGGTACAAACAACAACGACATCAACGCTATCAAGAACAACGGTTCTGTTCCAGAGGGTTACACCATTAACCACTTCTTGACAGCTACCAATGCTTGGTTCTTGACTACTGATGTACCTAACGGTATGAAGCACTTCGTTCGCACCCCCTTGCAAAATAGCATGGGATGGTGACTTCGATACTGGTAACGTTCGTTACAAGTCTCGTGAGCGTTATAGCTTCGGATGGTCTGATCCATTGGGAATCTACGGTTCCTATTAATTAAAAGCTCCCCCCTGAGCTTTTGGCCCCACCCAAAAAGTGGGGCTTTTTTATTGTAAAAAACATTTGCATTAATTTTAAAAAGTAGTAATATTAAGCATCTGGGAGTTTTCCTCTTGTTGCTACTGGCCCAGCAGACGATGCAACGATTAACAAGAGACTTTTGCATAAGGAATTATTATGGGACGCAGTACCTTTGAAGGGCCAATTCTTGCAGCGGATAACCGCTTTGGCCCCCAGCGTGATGCTGGTTATGTGTTGTTAACACAGCAAGCTTTTCTTGATTTTTCAGTTACAACTGCTAATACCGCCAATTATGGTGGTGGTTCTGGTCAGTTTGTGGCTACGAACAACATTCCAAATAGCAATGCTACGATTTGGACACCACAGAATGGTTCATACAATACTACTGGCCCTACAGTAGCTACTGCACCTACTGCTGATGCAACAACTACTGTTTACCGTGGTGTATCTTTTTTGATTCCCCAAGGCTCAAACATTACTGATGTTATTCTTGATATCGGTGTGATCCCCAAAGATACTGCTGGTACACCTTTGGCAGTTACTGCTATTCAACCATATGTTTCAAATAACTTTGCTACATCTACTGGTGTATACGCAACATTTGCCAACATCTCTAGTCCTGCGACTCAGAGATATACTGCTACCTTTGTTGGTACGCAGTTGGATTACTCTTATGGAACATTGCAAGATGTTCAAAATCTCCAACCTGGTCAGCAACCTACATGGTTCTCTCAAGTTGTTGTGACTTTGAAAATGACTACATCAACGGCCGGTCTTTCTTCTGGTCAACTTGCTGTTACATTAAAGTATGCACAACAAGACTTGAACATTGGCAACTCTACAACTTACCCCTACGGTAACTTTGACTAATTAATCGGGGGCTTCGGCCCCCTCTTTAAAGGAGATTAATTATGTCTGCACAAACCTCGTCCATCACCCGTAACGGGAAGACGGAACCGTTTGCCCTACAAGTAGCTCGTGGTCAGATAGCACAACACAGTGCTATTAATATTTTTGGATATCAAGCATCTATTGGAACGTCATTCATTCCAATTTGGGAAACCGCTGCTACATATCCAACTTATTTGACCAGTCCTTCTGTAATGACGATTGGCAGTAATAGCGCATCAGATATTGGTGCAACTATCATTGTTAATGGTTTGGACAAGAACTTTAATCCTATTTCTGAGATTGTTATTATGGCTAGTGGTGGCTCTGGAGCTACTGCTACTACTGTAAATAGCTATCTAAGAATTCAGGGATTGGTTTTAAACACTCCAGCTGGATCACAAAAAACCAATATTGGTCAGATTACTTGTACAGCAACAAACACCAATGTTTATGCGTACATTAATGCTGGTATTGGCAAGAGTCAGATGGCGGTTTATACCGTTCCAAACAACTGTAATTTTTACTTTACTCAAGTAACAATTAACACTAACAACGCTTACACGGCATCAGGAACATCTACACTTGTATATCAAGCTGTATCTTATAACAGTATTTCTGGTGCTCAGTTAAGTGTGTTGCAAGAGCCTTTCGTCAATAACTTTATTGTGACCAAAAGTATTCCATTCCAGTTTGGCCCTAAGACTGATATTCAGTATCAGCTAAAGATTGGCACAGGAACAGTTGGTGCTGGTATTGTTGTTGAGGGATATCAGGTTTTCAACTCGGACTCTGGAAGCGCATAACATGGCAACGACCCCAGCTTGGCAACGCAAAGAGGGTAAGAACCCGAACGGCGGTTTAAACGCAAAGGGTCGTGCTTCCGCTAAGAAACAGGGGATGAATTTAAAACCTCCCCAGCCAAAAGGCGGTAAGCGTAGGGATTCTTTCTGCGCCAGAATGGAAGGCATGAAGAGAGAATTAACTTCAACAAAGACTGCAAAAGATCCTAATAGTAGGATCAACAAGTCTTTGAGAGCTTGGAACTGTTGATATGCCAAGTAAATCAGCTAAGCAACACCGTCTTATGGAAATGGTTGCCCACAATCCAAAGATGGCCAAGAAGGTAGGAATACCGCAATCCGTGGGTAAGGACTTTGTAGAAGCCGATAAAGGCAAACATTTTAGAAAAGGTGGAGATATGCCAATCAATCCTAACGCAGTTAGAGCCATGAAGATGGCCGCAAGACGTCCAGCTCCTACGGTAGCTGCTACTCCTATGATGGGAGCTCAAATGCCTGGTGCTGCTCCTATGGGCATGAAGCATGGTGGCTTGAGCAAAGAACACCATAAGACATTGGCTCATCATCACTTGGCTATGGCAGAGCATCATCTCCATATGCACAAAGGTGGCATGAAGAAGATGGCTCACGGTGGCCCAGTTGAGGATCCTGAAATTGAAGCAGGTGAAAAGCATCTTAAGCATGGCGAACATGCTGTTCAAAAGCGTGGTCATACCCGTGCTTTGGAAGAGAAGATGAAGGGCAATGACGTTGGTAACTATAAGCATGGCGGTAAAGCTCATGTGAAAAAAATGGCTACTGGCGGTCATGTTAAAGAAACACACATGAAGCACGTTGAAGCTGGCGGTCATTTGAAACATGGTGAGCACCCTGTTCAAAAGAAGGGCCACACAAAGGCAATGCAACCTAAGATGAAAGGTAGGATGATCTAATGAAACACCACAAAGAAATGCACGAAGCAGCTCCACACCACAAGCACAATGTGGATCACGTTGAGCACCACTACGGTCATGGACATGATCATATGCATGAGCAACACAAAGTAAAGCACATGTACCATGAGCATAGTCATGGTCACAAGATGCACCACGAGCACGTTAAAGCTATGTGCTACGGTGGCATGAGTCACAAGTAAGGAGCTATCATGGCAACAAGTGCATTTGGTAAAGCTTTTAGAGCAGCAAGAGATGCAGGTGATAAGACTTTTACCTTTAATGGTAAAACTTACACCACTAAGATGAAGGAAGAAATGCCTGATACTGAGAGAGAAACTCAGGGTAAGAACATTGCTTTCTACAAGAATGCACTTGATGCGGCTAAGAAGTCAGCAGCTTCAGGCGAAGAAAGAGAGGCTATTGTTCGTAATTTGAACAAAGCACAATCTGATTACGCTGGAAACAAAGCAGGTCAAGATTTGACTACTGCCAATTATGTTTCTAGAAAGCCTGCTGATACAGATGATGACTCTATGGGATTCACTTACCAAGGAAAAGCTCCTCCAACAGATGAGCCTAAAGACATGAGTATGCTTGGTATGCCCATGAAAAAGGGTGGTAAGGTTAAGCATCATCACGTTAAGAAGATGGCTTCTGGTGGTCATGTTAGTTCAGCATCTAAACGTGCAGATGGTATTGCCATGAAGGGCCGTACCAAGGGTAGATATCTATGATGGCAAGCCGCGGCATGGGGGATATCAATCCCTCTAAAATGCCTGGTAAGAAGATCATACATCGTAAGGATAATCCTAACGATGTAGAAGTCTACAAAGAAGGCGGCGTTGTCTGGGATAAACCCAACCCCAAAAAAAAGCATAAAAAGCTTAGTCCAGAAAAGAAAGCAGCTGCTAAAAAGGCTGCTAAGAAAGCTGGCAGAAGGTATCCAAATTTGGTTGACAACATGAGAATGGCAAGCAAATGAGCTATCCAATATCCACAACGACTACTGGAACGACCTCCTTTAATCTAAATGTAAATGATTTAGTTGAGGAGGCTTTTGAGCGTTGTGGTTCTCAGTTGCGTACTGGATATGATCTTAGGACTGCAAGGCGCAGTTTGAATCTATTGACCATTGAATGGGCTAACCGAGGCATTAATTTGTGGACGGTTGAAGAAGGCGCTATTCCAATGGTAACTGGACAGGTAGCTTATCCCGTCCCAGTTGATACGATTGACTTGTTGGATCATGTGATTCGACAGTATCAGGGCAATACGTCCAACCAAACAGACGTCAATATCAGCCGTATTTCTGAATCAACATACTCGACTTTACCCAATAAATTGACGCAAGGACGTCCTATTCAGGTATGGTTTAACCGTCAAAGTGGTAATGTAAACGCTACATCGGTAACAGTTTCTAGTGCAGTCTTGTCTACAGATACTGTTATTAACGTCACTACGACTACTCCTTTAGCCTCATCAGGGTTTATCAACCTAGACAATGAGACTATTTACTATTCCAATGTTAACTATGGTACGCAGTTGCAGAACTGTTTCCGTGGACAAAACGGAACAACTGCCGCAGACCATAGTGTGGGGACTTTGGTATACCAGAATTGGTTGCCAAACATTAATGTATGGCCAGCACCAAATGCAGGGGGTGGATATGTATTCGTATATTGGAGAATGCGTAGAGTCCAAGATTCGGGCAATGGTATCGAGATACAAGATATACCGTTCAGATTTATCCCTGCAATGGTTGCAGGACTTTCATATTACCTATCAATGAAGATACCTGGTACTGATCCAAACAGAATCATGGGATTGAAGGCGGATTATGAACAGCAGTATGATCTAGCGGCTCAAGAGGATAGAGAGACTGCTCCTGTCCGATTTGTACCTCGCAACATGTTCTATGTGAGATAGACATGCCAAATAGGTTTGCATCAGGCAAGTATGCAATTGCGGAGTGTGATCGGTGTGGTCAGCGCTACATGCTCAAGGAGCTAAAAAAAGAGATCATCAAGACTCGGCTTTTCAACATCAAGGTATGTCCAACATGTTGGGATCCAGATCAGCCTCAGTTGTCGTTAGGTTTGTATCCAGTAAATGATCCACAAGCGGTCAGGGATCCAAGGAATGACAAGAGCTATTACCAGTCTGGCGTTAGTGGTTTAATGACACAAGTTGGTTGCGGAACGTGCAAGCAACAGTCAGGATTCCCACAAGACGGCAGTAGGCAAATACAATGGGGGTGGCAACCTATTGGCGGATCGAGAAACTTTGATGATGGTTTGACACCAAATGATCTCAATCCTAAATGGGCAGTAGGTAAAGTAACAATCACGACAACGTAGGAGTTTGAAATGGACAAGAAACAAGTAACAAAGATTGCAGATAAAGAAGCTGCAAAAGAAGTTCACAAGCATGAAAAACACATGCACCAAGGTATGAAGCCTACTAAAATGGCTAAAGGTGGAGTGACCAGTAAAGCTATGAAAGCAGTTGGTCGTAACTTGGCTAGAGCACATAACCAGAAACCTGGGAGCAAATAATGGCTACTCAAATTAAAGCAACGACTAAAAATAGTCCAGCTCTAAAGGTAGGCAAGAATCCTGATAATGGCCCTGCTGAGGAATATGCAGGTCGTTACATTGAGGCTATGCCTGAGTTGGATTCCAGAGTGGATCGCAGCAAGCTTGAGAATCTTAGCATGACCGTCAATGGTGTAAGCAAGACTGTAGGCGAGCAGCATCCCAAAACAAGCGGTATCAAGATTCGTGGAACTGGTGCAGCTACTAAGGGCATTATGTCCAGAGGGCCAATGGCTTGAACTACATTCAGCTTACAAATGCTATTCAGGACTACACTGAGAATACATTTACTCAGGTAGAGCTGAACACATTCATCATCAGCGCAGAACAGAGGATATTAAACTCTGTTCAATTGCCGTCTTTGAGAAGGAATGTGACTGCATATTTGTCAGCACAGAATCCGTATTTGCAAGCTCCTTTGGATTTCTTGTCTGTCTTTTCTTTTGCGGTAATTAATCCTACTACTGGTGAGTATTACTACTTACTAGATAAGGATGTGAACTTCATCAGAGCTTCTTTTCCAAGTCCAACTTACTACAACACTCCTGCCTACTACGCCATATTTGGGCCTAGATCAGACAATGAGGATTTCCTTACCTTTATGATGGGGCCAACACCCGATCAGAGCTATGAGGTAGAACTGCATTATTTCTACTATCCTACTTCTATTGTTCAGGGAAGTATGTACTTGGTGTCCATTACTCAACCTGGAATTGGGTATCCTAATGGCACTTACTACAACATTTCAGTAACTGGTGGAGCAGGATCAGGAGCTTTGGCTACGGTAACCGTGGTTGGCGGATCAGTTACCAATGTCACGATTGATGCAGGCGGTTCATTGTATTTGGTTGGAGATGTATGCAGTATTTCTCCAATTAATGGACAGGGTTCAGGATGTACGTTTAGTGTGACCAATACAACCAATCCATCTGGTACATCTTGGTTGGGTAACAATTTCGAATCGTCTTTGCTATATGGTTCTTTGATTGAGGCTTACACCTTTATGAAGGGTGATGCAGATATCATGGCCGTATATACAAAACGTTATGATGAGGCATTAGGACTTCTCAAGCAATTGGGCGATGGCAAAGACCGTGGCGATGCTTACAGAGATGGTCAAGTTAGGTATCCAGTTAAATGATAGTTCAAACCGTCACCACTTCGTTTACCTACAATGCTTTGTTGGGCAATATCAATTTGCAGACAGATCAAATCTACATGGCACTTTACAACGGTAATGCGGCCTTAGATAATACAACTGCGGTCTACACTTCAGTCAATGAGGTGGTAGGAACAGGCTATACGGCAGGCGGTCAGTTGATGACCAATATATCGGTGAGCTTTGACAATCAGAGCAACACGGTATTTATTAATTGGGCAAATGTTGTATGGAGTCCAGCAGCGTTTACATGCAGAGGAGCATTGATCTATGATAAGTCACAGAACAATGCGTCAATCGCTGTGTTAAACTTTGGTTCAGACAAAACTTGCAGTAATTCCTTTACTGTAACGATGCCTGCGAACACAAATACGACAGCATTATTAAGGATATCTTAAGGAGTTTTTATGAGCGAAATAGCAAAATTTGGAGATACTTGTGATGCTACAGTCACTCGTGGCGCAGGCACAACCGAGATCATGGGCTTAGAAGGAGTCTATGAAGCGGTTTGTTACGACAAAGATGGAAACATCAAGTGGCAAGATACGATTCAAAACTTGACCACTAACGTTGGCCGTCAAAACTTGTTGCAGTTTTACTTTGTAAGTCCTGCTTCAACTAATGCAATTGTGATGGGTTTGATGGGTGCAAGCGGTGGTTCATCTACTCCTGCCTATACAGACACACAATCAAGCCATTCTGGTTGGTTGGAAGTTGGCGGAACGAATGCTCCTACCTATTCTGGCACACGCAAGACACCTAGCTTTACCACAACCACTACGGCTAATCCAGCTGTATTGGCTACTAGCGCATCAGTTGTGTTCAACATGACTAGCTCGGGTACTGTGTACGGTGCGTTCATTAATGCCTCTGGTTCATCAACCATTGATAACACAACAGGCACATTGTTCAGCGCTGGAAACTTTACTGCTGGATCAAAGACAGTCAGTAATGGTGACACAATCAACGTTAGCTACACATTATCAGCCGCAGGCTAATAGGAGCCTCTGATGGCTTTTGCAATATATGATCGAGTTCAGCAGACGGCATCGGCTAACACCACAGTTAGTTTCACATTAAGTGGATCAGTAACTGGGTATCAGTCGTTTGCCGTTGTTGGTAATGGCAACACCACTTATTACGCAGCTTTTGATGGAGCTGGTAACTGGGAGGTGGGTCTTGGAACGTATTCCACTACTGGGCCTACACTAAGTAGAACAACCATCTACTCGTCTAGCAATTCGGGTAGTGCGGTCACGTTCAGTGGCACGGTCAATGTATTCATCACTTACCCATCAGAGTATGCTTTGTGGTCAGGTGGCCCTCTTGGTACGCCAAGCTCTGGCACTTTGACCAATGCGACTAATTTGCCTATTGCAACTGGCGTAAGTGGGCTTGGTACTGGCGTAGCTACTGCTTTAGGCAATACGGCTAACGGTGCAAGTGGTGTAATGACTAAAGATGCCAATTCCAATATCACTTGGAATAATGAAGCACCTGGATATACCAACGTAGTTACCGCAGCTGGAACAACTACTATTACCGCATCTGGTACTAGGTATCAGCACTTTAGTGGCACAAGCACACAGACTTTAAAGCTTCCAGATGAAACAACTATTCCCGTTGCAATGGGATATATTGTTGATAATGATTCAACTGGAAACGTAACAGTTCAGGATAGCGCAGGAAATACTTTAGCTACTGCCATACCTGGTGGAGCTGGTTGGATTTATTCTTTGTCCAATAGCACGGCTACAGGTAATTGGGCTGGCTATTTATTGCCTCCAGGAAATAGCTCTACTGCACCCTTAACTTGGGGTACTGCAGGTTTAAATATGTCTGGTCAGTATCTTCAGGGTGTTACAACCTTGAGTATGTCTGGACAATTGACCAATACAGTTGCTACAGGAACTGCTCCATTCGTGGTTTCCAGTACAACGCAAGTGGCTAACTTGAATGCTGCTACTGCTGGTAGCGCAGGATCAGTAACCAATTCTTTGACCTTGAACAATAGCGGATCTGGTGCTAGTTCGGGTACAACTTACAACGGGTCAGGCGCAGTTACTTTATCCTATAACACCATTGGCGCATCTCCTTTGGCTGGATCAGCAAGCATTACTACCGTTGGAACAGTTACTTCGGGTACATGGAATGCTAACGTCATTACAGGTACTTATGGTGGAACTGGCGTCAATAATGGATCCAACACCATAACGGTAGCAGGTAACTTCACTACTTCTGGCGCTTATCCAATTACATTTACTGCAACTGGATCAACTTCAGTAACTTTGCCTACTTCAGGAACATTGTCTACTGTTTCTTTAAGCGCAGCTAATTCATGGACTGCTACGCAAACGTTTAGCGGTACATCTTCAACATTTGCAACCTCATTGTTGAATGCAGCTGAGCCAGTAACTGTATCAGCTACGGCAGCAACAGGAACAATTAACTTTTATGTTAATAGCCAGTCTGTTCTTTACTATACAAGTAACGCATCTGCCAACTGGACGCTTAATATTGCTTTTAGTAGCGGTACGTCTTTGAATACTGCCATGTCTACTGGCCAGTCAGTAACAATTGCTTTTTTGGTTACACAGGGTAGTACGGCTTATTATAATTCTACGGTGAACATTGATGGAACAACAGTAACACCTTATTGGCAGGGCGGATCAGCGCCTACAAAAGGAAACGCTTCTGGCATTGATGTTTATACTTATACGGTCATTAAGACAGCTAGTGCTACTTATACCGTATTAGCTTCACAGACCCAGTTCTAATATGTTTGGGATAACATCATTTTCTGCAACATCTTTTGCGGGGAATCCGACTGTTATCAATGCCGTTGCGGTTACAGAAACTGTAACGCTATCGGATGTTGAGTCCGCTTCATCATACCTTGTTGGAGCTACAGTTGAGTCGTTCAGCTTAACAGATTTAGAGCCCGCAACGTTCATTTTCTATGAAACTGTAACAGATAGTATTACAGTTACGGATGCTGAGACAGGTGGATTTGGTTCTTATGTAACCGTTCCTGAATCATTTAGCTTTTCTGATGCGTATACAGGTGCAGGTGCATTTGCAGGATCTATTGCAGATACTATAACTTTAACTGTTTTACAAGTTGGAGGTATAGCTTTTTCAGGATCGGTATCTGAAACTGTTACTTTAAGCGATGCCATAACTGCATTTAGAGGTCAAAATGGTTCTGTAAATGAAACCATTAATTTCTCTGACAACTTTACTATGCGAGGTGTATTTGTTGGGGCGGTTTCAGAGCCAGTTACTTTGTCAGATGTTGTTGGTGGCAATAGTAAATTCGTGGGTAATACAGTAGAATCAATTTCAACAACTGATTCATTTGCTGGTAGATACTTTTGGGAAAATGTTAACGATACTCAATCGGCAACATGGGTTGCAGTAAAAACGGTGTAAGGAAATAAAATGTCAACAAGTTATACGTCATTGTTGGGTCTAGCTTTACCAGCCACAGGTTGCTTGTCTGGCACTTGGGGAACTGTAGTAAATAGCAATATTACGCAATTGGTTGAATGTGCAGTTGCAGGATCAGCAACTCAAAGCGTCACTTCAGCAGATTGGACGCTAACCACAACTGGTTCTGGAGCAGCTAATCAAGCTAGGCAGGCCATTCTAATTCCTACTGGAACACCAGGAGTGAACAGAAACATCATAGCTCCAGCTCAAAGCAAAACATATATTATTGTTAATCAGTCTAATTCGACCATCACAGTAAAAGCATCTGCTACAACGGGAGTTGTTATTGCTGCAAATTCAAATGCAGTAGTAGCTTGGAATGGTTCAGATTTTGTTAGAGCTAGTGTTAATGCGGCAGGTTCTAGTACGCAAATTCAATATAACTGTTCTGGTGCTTTTGGTGCATCAACCAATTTTACTTTTGACGGCACTAATGCGTATGTTGGTTCTGGCGGTGGTATCAAGTTTGGTAATACTGCAAACACTCACTATACTGGATTCAAAGGAGCTCCTTGCGGTTCAACCAATATTCAATGGCAATTACCTGCAACAGATGGTACATCAGGACAGGTTATTGCAACAAACGGTTCTGGTGTTTTATCTTTTCAACCTGCTTGTGGCGTACAGTTAGCAGCTAACAACACATGGACTGGCACTCAAAACTTTACTGGCACAAGCTCAAAAGAAGCCATGAAGATTTTGAATGCTGCTGAATCTGCGGTCATAACAGGAACGGGCATAGCAGGAGCAGTCAATTTATATGTAGCTAGTGGTGCAGTAATTTATTCAACTGCTGCCGCAACTTCAAATTGGACAGTTAATTTATCCTTCTCTTCTGGTACGACATTGAATACTGCGATGGCAGTAGGAGATGTGATTAGCGTAGCGTTTTTAGTAACGCAAGGTTCTACTGCTTATTACAACACCGCAGTTACTGTAGATAGCAATTCTCAAACTGTGTATTGGCAGGGTGGAGCAGCTCCAGCTGCAGGCAATGCCAGTGGTATAGATGTTTACACTTATACAATTATTAAAACTTCGACAAGTCCAACCTACACGGTTTTAGGTTCACTAACACAATTCTAAGAGGTAATAAATGCCAACGATTATTACTAGAGGTGCGGCTTCAGCAAAAGCATTTGGATTTACGGGAGGAAGTAAAGCTGGAGTTATTGTTGATATTGCTTATGTAACACCCGGCACATACACTTGGATTGCCCCTGCTTGTGTCACTAAAGTTTCCTTTTTAGCTATTGGTGGCGGAGGTGGAGGTAGTGGATCATTTTCTGCTACCGTTTGCCCACCTTATTGTGCTGGTGTACTTGTTGGTACAGGTGGTGGAGGCGGTGGTGGAGGTCTTTACTATTCAAATAATGTAACTGTAGTTCCTGGTAATTCTTACACCGTAGTTGTTGGTGCTGGTGGTTCTGGTGGATCAGCAGGTAATGGATCAGTAGTTGATAATGCTACAAGTGGTGGTTGTAGCACTTTTAATGGTTCTGGTGCTGGAGGCGGTGCAAGAGGAAGAACTTTAACATCTTCTAATGTCAACGCATCTGGTGGAACTGGTACATACACAGGTGGTACTGGTGGTAACAATTCTTATACTTATGGTGGAAATCAATCAACAGGTTTAGGAAGTGCTGGTGGTGGTGGCGCTGCTGGTTATAGTGGTAGTGGAGGAGCGGGCGCAAATAGGACTGGTGCTGGTAGTGCTGGATCTGGCGGTGGCGGTGGTGGTGGTGGCGCTGCAAATAGTAGCAATCAATTTGTATATGGCGGAGGCGGTGGCGGAGTTGGTCTTTATGGTCAAGGATGTAATGGTGCAGGTGGCACTACCGCAACAAGTGGAACTGCTGGAGGTGGTGGAGGTGGTTCAAATGGTGGATCAGGCTCTACTGGTGTAGGTGGTTTATTTGGCGGTGGCGGTGGTGGTGGTGCAATGGGGTCCAATACTTTAGGTGGTGGTGGAACTGGTTTAGCTGGTAGAAATGGACAAAGTGGCGCAGTACGTATTATTAGTCCTGGATGCAAACGTTCTTTCCCAAGCACTTGCGTGGGAACTACTAGAGGCTCTGCTCTATTTACAACCCCTGGTACTTACACATGGGTTGCACCTAGTGGTGTGACAAGCGTTAGCGTTGTTGCTGTTGGTGGCGGTGCAAGTGGATCAAGTGCTTTAGCAAACAATCCTCCCGGCGGTGGTGGTGGTGGTTTAGGTTACAAAAACAATATTACTGTTGTTCCCGGTAATTCATACACCGTTGTTGTTGGTGTTGGTGGAGCATCTGTTGGAACACCGGGCGTTAATCAAATTAGAGGCGGTAATGC